CCGAAGCCCCGGCGCAGACCACCAGCGCACCCGAACCCACCACCGGGACATCGGACACCGAATGACCCACGACGAGGCGGACTGCCCTCACTGCCGGGAATGCCCCGGCTGTGAGGGCGGTCAGCCGCTCGACACCGTCGTCGTCCGCTCACGCGGAGGGGGAGCGCTGCACGTGTGCTCCTACTGCATGGGCGAGCAGGTCACCTGCGACTGCCACTGCCACTAGCGCACGCGCTACAACCTGCGGCACACTGCACCCATGACCGAACCCACCCCCAGTACCCGGTACGTCACCGTCGAAGTCCACCGCTACGGCGGCGACGAACAGCCCGTCACCTACACCCAGGTCGACGACCTCCGCATCACCGAGCAAGGCCTGCTCTCCATCGACCACGACGTCACCCCCGAGAGCTACGACCGCACCTTCTACGCACCCGGCCAGTGGGCCTCGGCCCAGGTGATCGGCATCCGCCCCGACTCCCTCGAGCCCAAGCCCGAACCGAAGGGCCCCAAGCCCGGCCGTCGCCGTGGTTGGGCCGAGATGCCCGGTCCCTACGACCGATGACCTCCGATCCGGGGGTACCTACGCCGGCCCCCGAGGTCTGCTCAAGCTGTCAGCAAGCGATGGTCTTCAGCAACGAAGGTCGCCTGTTCAAGCGCTACGTGAACGCCTGCGATCGCTGTGGTCTACCTAGATGGCAGTGGCGTTCATGACCTCCACCCCCAGCAGGGGACACAGGGCCCGTACCTGTCCCTGCTGTGGGTGGGTGTCCTACGCATGGGGGGTACCTGTGGCTATCACACGTAGGGCTATGCGTATGCACATACAGGATAAGCACAATGATGTATGTACATCATGCATGAATAGTAATCATGGTATGTGTGAAGGTAAGCCTTGTTCATGTACACATATCGTATGCGCTTCACGAAGATAGATATCTTATTAGTTAGTTAGTAATACATGATGATGATGATGTGATGTTATGAACTAAGGAATGAACAATGCCAAGTACAAACAGGAAGACAACAACAGAACGCAATCTTGGTTGGGAACATCAGAAGAATAGACGAAGACTAATAGCTAAGCACATTGATGGAACACTCTGTCCATGTGGAGCAGGCAACGAGTGTGGACCTGCGTGTCTATGCCGCAAGGCAGGCCAGGCCTTACCCATGTACCGCAACGCAGCTATGAACCCCGACGGCTTGCCGCTCGACGCTGACCACACACAAGCACGAGCACAAGGAGGCATGAAAGCAGATCGCCTCATGCTCGCAACCTGCAACCGCTCACGAGGCGACGGCACACGCAACACAGCCATGCCCCTGTGGTGGGACCGCGACTGGAGCGGAACGCTCAGCTGACACACCCCCCCGTCCGAAAATCTGAGGGGGGCCCACGCCCGACCCCCGCGCCGCACAGTCAGGCGTTTCCCCCCGCCCTCAGATCCACGATCGGGGGCTGGACCACAGGCGAGCGAAGTTCGGGCCTCAGCGGCCGGCTGAGCGGGCTGGCGGCGGTTGCGCGTGCGCGAGCGTGCGGTGGTGCGTGGTTGGCGTCGTCGTGGCGTGCTCGTGCGGGCCGGATCGGTGTCGCGGATCTCAAACTTTCTCGTACTCGCAAGTAGGGGTTGCGACACGCCGTGGTGGGCTGCTGTGTGCGCCCGGTTTGTAACGACAAGGTCTCGACACGCCGTGGCTCGCGGGTGGCAACTGTGCACATGTGACATGACTTCGGGCTCTAGCGCGTGCATGCGTGATGGGACGAACATCACCGCGAGTCGGTGCTTAGCGTGACCCTCGCTTACCGTCGGATGTGGGCCGGCTGGTCCACAACTGACGAAGGGGAGGGTCGCCGTCATGCGTTCGGCGGTACGAAACACGCTCACGGTGGGGACGGTGGGCATCGGCCTGCTGGCTCCGCTGGCTACCGCTGGGACTGCATCGGCGCATGTCTCCACTCCGGCTCCTGTGGCTCCGTCTGCGGTGGCTCCGGCGCCCGCTGCGGAGCAGGCGCAGGGCACCTACACGGTGAAGGCCGGCGACACGATCGCGAAGATCGCGAAGGCGCACGGGATGCGCTGGGACACGCTCGCGGCGGACAACGGTGTGAAGTCGCCGTTCCTCATCCACCCGGGGAAGGTGCTGAAGGTGTCCGGTTCGGCGGCCGCTCCGGCTGCGACTCCGGCTCCGACCGAGCATGTCTCGCGGGGCGGGGACCGGACGGCTCCGACTCCTCCGGCGCCGTCGGTGGCGTCCTCGGGTAAGGGTGCCGGCGCGGTGGCGTTCATGCTGCAGTCGCTGCGCGAGGGCGACTCCTACATCTATGGCTCGAACGGGCCGTCGACGTGGGACTGCTCGAGCCTGACGCAGGCCGCCTGGAAGTCGCAGGGCGTGAACCTGCCGCGGACGTCGGCTGCGCAGGCCTCGGCCGGCACGGCGACCACGCGTGCGGCGCTGGTGCCGGGTGACCTGGTGCGCTACCCGGGCCACATCGCCATGTACATCGGCGACGGCCAGGTGGTGCACGCGGTGAACAAGGACGTCGACCTGAAGGTGACCAGCTTGGACTGGAACGGGAAGCCCACGGGGTACCGTCACATCGGCTGAGGTGGACTCTCCGGCTATGAGGGGCCCGGCGCTGTCACGCCGGGCCCCTCACTTGCGCTTCCGGCCGCCCTTGCTCTTGCGCTTGCCACCGCCCTTGCGCTTGCCGCCCTTGGCCAGCGCGTTGGAGAACTTCGCCGCCTTCGTCTTGGAGTACCCCTCGCGGCGCAGCGCTTCGTACACCTTCGGGCGTTTGATGCTGGCGTACTTGCTCCCGGGCATGGTGCCAGGGTGCTCTTCGGCCGGCTTCCCGGGTACGCGCGCGTGCGCTAGTGTGCGGGCATGACGGCACCAGGACCGGGATGGCATCAGCGCCTCGGCTTCGCGATCGGCCTGCGGATTGGTCGACTCCTGCGCCGGCTGGGTATCGGACCACGATGACCGAGAAGCTGCCGGCCGTGCTCACCTACGCTGCTGTGACGCCGCTGTTCGCGTTGCAAGCGGCAGGCTGGGTGCTCATCGCGGGCGCCGCGGTGGTGTCCAACCTGGTCGCTACCCGCGCCGTGGAGGTGCCGAGTGCTCTTCCGAAGGATCAGGAACGCGCCGTGGCCTGATGTGGTCATGGCGGGGCTGGCGACTGGTGTTCTAGGGGGATCGGTGACGTACGTGGTGGTGCAGTTCTGGCCTGAGGCGTGGTGGTGAGCCCGTGGGGATGACCGCACGCCGCCGCTGGCAGCGCCAACACGACACCGATGAGCTGCCGATCGGCCCGCTGGAGACCGCGGTGCGCGCCGAGCTCGAGGCGCTCGGCTGGAGCGCCGAGATGGCGCCGGGGCCGCTGCGGACGGCCGCCGAGCGGGCGTGTTCGCTGGCCGAGACGATGGACACCACGCAGAACGTGGCCTACCTGCCGCCGCTGGACAAGCGTTTGGCGGAGGCGATGGAGGAGGCACGGGCCGCGATAGGGACCAAGGCTGTCGAGGAGGACCGCGAAGAGGAGGAGATCGCGGACTTCGAGGCGGAGCGGGCGCGCCGCCGGCCGCCGCCTAGGGCCGTTCCGTGACCGGGTTCCGCTTCCGCGCGCGCCCCCGGGTGGGTCCGGTCGCGGTGAACGTCACCGAACGGGGCCCGCGGTCGCTGTCGGTGCGGCTGGGGCCGTTGACGTGGAATCCGGTGCGCCGGACGGTGACGACGAACCTCCCCGGAGGGCTCTACCACGTGTTCCGGTACGGCCGGCGGGGCGCGAAGTGACCGCGATGGCGCTTCCGGAGCCGATTCTGGGGTCAGCGGAGCCTCGCCTGCGGGTGATGCCGGAGAACGAGGCCAAGTGCGTCCCCTGCGGCACGTCGACGGTGAAAAAGGACCGCTGCGCGGGGCACGCCGCGGTCGCGTTCTACCGGAAGATGACCGGCCGGGCCGTCATGGACTGGCAGGAGAACGCCGTCGTCGACGCGATGGGCGAGCGCTACGTCGAGGACCCGTTCGACACGGTGCACGGCGGCCGCTGGAAGTGGGCGGCGGCCAACGTGGGCCTGATCGTGGCCCGGCAGAACGGCAAGGGCGACGTTCTGCTGATCATCGAGCTGTACCACCTGTACATCCTGAAGGCGCGGCGCATCTTCCACACCGCGCAGCTGCAGCGGACGTCGACGGACGCGTTCAAGCGCATGTCGGAGGTCATCAAAGAGTCCCCGAAGCTGCTGGCGGAGGTCCGTGGCGGGGAGCGCGGCATCCGGTCGGGGAAGGGTGACGAGCGGATCGTCCTGAAGGACGGCCGGGAGATCCTGTTTTTCACCCGCTCGGACAACGCCGGCCGCGGGCTCTTCGGTGACCTGCTGATCTGCGACGAGGCGTACGACCTGACCGACGCCGAGCTCGCCGCGCTCCGCCCGATGATCAAGACGTCGCCGTCGCCGCAGGTGCTGTTCGTGTCCACCCCGGTGGACGGCGACACCATGCCCAACGGCCTGGAGCTGGCGAGCATGCGGAAAAAGGCCCTCGCCGGCGGGGACCGCATGTGCTGGCTGGAGTGGTCGGTGCCGGAACGGGAGATGGACGAAGCGACCGGCCGGTTCGTGAACAAGGTCGACGAGCGCCTCGACGACCCGTTCATGTGGGCGATGGCCAACCCCAGCCTGAACAAGCGCATCGCGGACGGCCGGATCCTGCTGGAGCTGGAGACGATCGGCGACGACCGCAACGGCATGGGCGTGCGGAAGTTCATGGTTGAGGACCTGTGCGCACCCGATTTCTGGCCCGATCCGGACCTGGACGAGTCCGAGGACATCCCGTTCGACCCGGAGGACTTCCACGCCGCGGCGACCGGTGAGGTGCAGCAGCTGTCGGATCCGGTGGCGTTGGCGATCCACCGCGCGCCGGGCAGCCTGCACACGTCGCTGGTGGCCGCCGGCTGGCACGCCGACGGCACGTGGGGTGCGCAGACCGTCTACCACCAGGAGGGCGTCGAGTGGGTGATCCCGCGGCTGCTGAAGATCACCGAGCTGTTCTCCCCGGCGGTGCTGGTCATCGACTCCGGCGGCCCGGCGGGTGCGCTGGTGCCCAAGCTGCAGGCGGCGAAGTTCGACCCGATCCTGTCGGGACCCGCGGAGATGGGGCAGGCGTGCCAGGCGATCGTCGACGACTTCCGGGCCGGCAAGTACGTGCCGACGGGTGTCGATGAGCCGCTGAACCGTGCGGTGGAGGTGGCCCGGTGGCGGTTCATCGGCAAGTCGAAGTCGACGCGGGGGTTCACTACGGAGGGCAGCGGGGACATCAGCCCGCTGGTGGGTGCCGCGCTGGCGGGGCTGGGGCTGAACCTGCACGTCGCGTTCGGGAAGCGGAAGCCGGGGGCCAGTCTGGCCGCTGCGGGCGTGCCCGCGACGTCGGGTACGGCAGACTGGGCGCCGGGTAGCGCAGGCGCGCTGTCCGGCGTCGGATTCTGAGGAGAGCGTGCATGTCTGAGCCCACCCGGCTGCGTACGGCACGCCGTTCCGCCTCGGTTGACCGCGAGATCGGCCACGGCCAGCCGTCGCAGTGGTGGGCGATGTGGGGCGACGAGGAGACCCCGGAGCTGCAGTGGCCGGAGTCGAACGTCGTCTACGACCGGATGCAGCGCCAGGACCCGCAGGTGCTCAGTGCGCTGGCCGCGGTGCAGCTGCCGGTGCAGCAGGCGACGTGGCGGCTGGACCCGGCGGACGCGCGCGATGAGGTGGTGACGTTCGTCGCGGAGAACCTGGGGCTGCCGATCAAGGGCAAGAGCGAGGCGCCGCCGCGCGCGACCCGGGAGCGGGACCGGTTCTCCTGGTCGCAGCACGTCGAATGGGCGCTGGAGTGCACCGTGTTCGGTCACATGTTTTTCGAGCAGGTGTACCGCTGGGATCCGGCGACGGGGAAGTTTCACCTGCGGAAGCTGGCGCCGCGCTGGCCGAAGACGATTCAGGAGATCAAGACGGCCCGCGACGGCGGCCTCGAGGGCATCGTGCAGCGCCCGTGGATCGCCCCCGGGGTGGTCTCCACCTCGGATAAGGAGCCGATCACCATCCCGGTGGATGCGCTGGTCGCCTACGTCTACAAGCGCCGCGGCACGTTCCTGGGGCAGTCGCTGCTCCGATCTGCGTACAAGCACTGGCTGCTGAAGGACCGGTCGTTGCGCCGCTGGGATGAGCGGGACGAGCGCAACAGCATGGGCGTGCCGCACTACACGGCCGGCGAGGAGGAGGACACCCTCGACCACGGCCGGGCGTTGGCGCAGGGGTACCGCGCGGGGTCGATCTCGGGCGGTGCGGGGCCGTTCGGGTCGCGCATGGAGCTGCTGGGCGTGCAGGGCATGCTGCCGGACATCGAGGCGGCGGCCCGGTACCACGACGAGGCGATCACGAAGAGCGTGCTGGCGCACTTCCTGAACCTCGGCCAGCAGACGGGCACCGGCTCGTACGCCCTGGGCGCGTCGTTCATCGACTTTTTCATCATGAGCCTGCAGTCGCTGGCTCAGCTGATCGCGGACACCGCCACGCAGCACGTCGTGGAGGACCTGGTCGACGTCAACTTCGGCGAGGACGAGCCGGCGCCGGTGATCACGTTCGACCCGATCGGGCAGAACGCCGGCGCGGTGGTGCAGGCGCTGCAGATGCTCATCACGTCGGGCGCGATCTTCCCCGACCCGGCGCTGGACGCGTTCGTGCGCCAGCTGGTGGGCTTGCCTCCGAAGGCGCCGCTGCCGAACGCCACCACACCGGCCGGTGCCGCGGGCCCGCCGGTGCCGGAGCGGCCGGCGACGGGCCCGGAGGCGGACAACGCCGCACCCGCGGGCGCCGACTGATGCCGATGTGGGCGGTCGCGCTGACCATCTGGCTGGTGGTGATGATCCCGGCGGCCATCTTCGTCGGGAAGTTCATCAAGACCGGCCGCGGTCCGGACGTGTGATGGACCTGCTGGGCCTGTTCCTCGTCGTCGGCGCGCTACTCGTGTTGCTGCTGCTGGGCATGCTGGTGCTCGAGTCGGCGCTGAAACTGCGGCTGGCGTGGCGGTTCCGGAAGGTCGTCGACAGCGCCTGCATGTACCCCGAATGCATCACCCGGCACCCGCCAGCGCCGCGGGAGTGATCCTCGTCGCGCACCATTGACCCCGCCACCGGGGGGTTGTGCGCTACTGGGCGCTAACGTGTGCACCCATGGGTGATCAGCGTCGGTGGTATGCCATGGCCAGGGCCGAGGCAAGCGACGCGGCGGTGATCCGCATCTTTGGCGACATTGGTGACTCGTGGTGGGGTGACTCGGTATCCGCCGCCCAGTTCGCCGAGGACCTCGAGGAGATCGGCAAGGTCGCGCAGCTCGAGGTGCGCCTCAACTCCCCCGGCGGGGACATGTTCGACGGCGTCGCCATCTATAACACCCTGCGGAACCATCCCGCGAAGGTCACCGCCTACGTCGACGGCCTCGCCGCGTCCGCCGCGTCGGTCATCGCGATGGGCGCCGACGAGCTGGTGATGGGCACCGGCACCCAGCTGATGATCCACGACGCGTGGGCCCTGTCGGTCGGGAACGCCGACGAGATGCGCGCGCAGGCCGCGGTCATGGACAAGCTGTCCGACGCGATGGCCGACATCTATGCCGACCGGACCGGCGGCTACAGCGCCGACTGGCGTGAGGCGATGCGTGAAGAGTCCTGGTACGGCGCCGACGAGGCCGTCAAGGCCGGCCTGGCCGACCGGGTCGTGAAGCGCGAGAAGGCGACCGAAGACACCGACGTCGCCGCCGCGGTGCGCTCGTCGAAGTTCGCCGCAAAGGTGTTCCGCTACCAGGGCCGGGCACACGCCCCGGCCCCCCATGCCCCTGCCCGTCCGGGTGGGTCCACAGAAAAGGGAGGTGCCGTGGCTCACGAGTTCACGGACGAGGAGTTCACCGCCCTGCGCGAGAAGCTCGGACTGGGCGAGGACGCCGCTGCAGGCGACCTGCTGGACGCCCTGGACGAGAAGCTTGAGCAGGCGCCGAAGGACGAAGGCCAGCCGCAGCGGGAGCCGGTCGCCGCGTCGCTGCCTGAGGGTGTCGTCGCGATCGAGCGCGGCGTGCTCGACGAGCTCCGCCGGGACGCCGCCGCCGGTGCGGCCGCCCGCGCCGAGCAGGTGCGCGCTCGCCGCACCGCGCTGGTCGACGCCGCCGCCGAGGCCGGCAAGATCCGCGCCTCAGACCGCACCCGGTGGCTCACGAACCTCGAGCTCGACCCGGAGACGTACGAGGACGTGCTGGCCAAGCTCGAGCCCGGTCTGGCGGTCAACACCTCGGAGCGTGGCTACGACTCCGGTGAGACCGAGACCCCTGACGACGTCCAGGCCGTCGTCACCTCCGACAAGTACAAGGGATGGACCGTCTGATGCCCGCGATCCCCGTCGTCACTCAGCAGGCCCAGCGGACGTACGTCCCGGGTCTGGGTTCTGTCATCTACGGCGGCCAGGTCGTCGAGGCGTTCACCGACGGCGCCCGCGGCGGCCGCATCCGGCCGGCCGGTGCCGGCTCCACCCGCCACCTGGGCGTTGCGATCACCGACGCGATGGCGCCGGAGGACGTGAACACCGCACTCGGCACCGCCGGCACGGTCAACGGCCGGCCGCTGGTGAACTTCGCGCCGTTCCCGCAGAACGTGGCGGTGGTGTCGCACGGCGCCGAGGTGCCCGTGGTGTACGCCGCCGCGGCCAACTTCGGCGACGAGCTGCAGTGCGCCGCCAACGGTCAGGTGACTCCGGTCACCAGCGCCACCGCGGACGCGCGAACCATCGTCGGCAAGTGCACCGCTCCCAACGGGGTGGGCATCGGCGCCGTCGGCCTCATGCGGACCCGCTGACGGCACCGACCACCACGACTGAGAGAGCGAGCACAACATGGCTACCGTGACCACGGTCGGGAGCGTCTCGGACGGCTCCCGCACCACCGTCGCCGACCTCGTCGGCAACCCGCTGATGATCCCCGCGCGGATCGTCGAGCTGCTGAACAACGCGTTCCTCACCGACGTGATCTTCCGGAACGCGGGCGGCAACTCCAACGGCCTTGTGGGCTTCGAGGAGCAGACGCCGCTGTTCCTCGCCGGTGACGTCGAGGACGTCGCCGAGTACGGCGAGATCCCGATCGCCGTCGGGCAGCGCGGCATCGCCCGCGTCGCTGTCGGCGTGAAGCGCGGCCTCGGCGTCCGGGTGTCCCGCGAGATGCGCGACGAGAACCAGATCGACAAGGTCAACCTGCAGATCCGGCAGCTGACCAACACGATGATCCGCTCCGAGGAGCGGGTGCTGCGCAGCCTGCTGCTGGCCTCGACGACCATCCCCACCATCGCGGCGACGGCGTCGTGGGCCGGCGGCACGTCCAAGGTGCGCCGGGACATCGCCAACGCGATCGAGAAGATCAACACCGCGAAGCCGGCGACCGAGGTCTCCACCGAGGAGTACCTGGGCTTCGAGCCGGACACCATCATCCTGCCGAACAGCATCCGCGCGGTGCTGCAGGACAACGCGGAGTTTCTCGCCGTCTACAACACCACCCCGGAGGGGCAGGCGCTGCAGTTCCGCGGCACCATGCCCGGCCAGGTGCTCGGCCTGGACCCGCTGCTGACGCGGTTCTGGCCGAACGACCGGGCGCTGGTCATCCAGCGCGGCATCGTCGGGTTCCGCTCCGACACCCGGCCGCTGGAGGCCACCGGCCTCTACCCGGAGGGCAACGGCCCCAACGGCGGCCCGACCGAGTCGTGGCGCACCGACACCACCCGCAAGCGTGTCCTGGGGATCGACCAGCCCCTGGCCGCATGCTGGATCTCCGGCATCAACGCCGCCTGAGAGGACTGAGAACCCATGCCTGATGTGAACGAGATCAAGGGTGGCGAGTACGAGCTGCTCGCCGACTCGTGGGACGAGACGACGTCGGAGCCGGACAAGCCGTACACCTTCAAGCGCCACTACAAGGGCGACCTGGTGACGCTGTCGGAAGAGGACGCCCGCCGGCTGGTGCCGGTCGGCGCCGTCGGCGAGCCGGGTGCCCGCGAGAAGGCGCAGCTCGAGGTCGCCAAGGCGCAGTACCTGGCGGCGCTGGCGGCGGTTCCGGACGCTCTTCGGTCGCAGATCACCGAGGAGCAGGCGCTCGAGGCCTTCGGTCGGGAGATCCCGGTCGAAGAGCTCACGGTGGCCACCGCCCCCGGGCACCCCAACGTCGGTGAGCGTCCCCGCGTCGCGGAGGCGTCCACCGGTGAGGGCACCGGCGGACCGGAGAACACCGAGGCCGTTGAGGAGTCCACCGGCCAGGAGGCCACCCCGGAGAAGGTCGCCGAGGAGGCCGAGGAGGGCACCACCACGGTGTCCTCGGCGAAGCGTTCCGGCCGCACCGGCCGCGGCGCGGACGTCTGAGCGAGAGGGGGGAGGGCGCGAGATGGCTGCCAACGTGACGAGGGAGAACGCTCGCGCTCTCCTCCCTCAGCATGACCTGCCCGACGAGCAGGTCGACATCGTCATCGACATGGTCCGGGCGTGGCTGCTCGAGGCCACGGGTCTGGATGACCTGCCCGACCCGCTGGACGACTTCCTGTGGGCGGCGGCGGTGGAGCTGGCCGCGCTGCTCGCGGACAACCCCACGTCGCTCATGTCGCGGCAGACCGGCCCCACCGGCGCCATGTGGTCGCAGCGCAACCAGCGCGAGCACGTGCTCAACAGCGTCCGGAAGCGGTACCGCGCCAAGCGGATGGCCCCGGGCGGCTCGTACCCGGCGCCGTCGACGTGGCCGCAGCCGGCCGAGCTCGGCCCCCGGCCGGCGAGCGACGGGACTGTCTGGTTGGTGCCGGGCCGGTGAAGCTCGGCGACCACACCGTCGTCCTCGAGAAGTCGATCGACGACTGGGAGAACCACGACGAGTACGGGAACCCCGCCAAAGGCAAGGTGTTCCGCGAGCTCCGCTGGTGCTCGTTCACCCCGACCCGCGGCAGCGAGGACCAGTCGCGCACGTCGCCGTCGATCTCCGGGGCGACGCTGATCGCCACGAAGCGCAGCGCGCACGACGTGGAGACCGCCGACGCGATCATCAGCCACTGGACGAAGCACCCGGACGGCACCTACACGGGTCGCCGCTGGGAGATCATCGGCGAGATCGGCATGTGGGACACCGCCATCGAGGCGCAGTGTCGGAGGCTGACCTGATGGCCGCGATGAAAGAGCTGGTCGTCTCCCGCATCGACTCCCGGTACGGCGGCAACGGTGGCCTGATCCGCGCGGTCATGCAGTCGCGGCAGGTGCGCGCGAAGCTGGCCGAGGTCGCCGACCGCAAGGCGGGCACCGCGCGGGCCATCGCCGCCGTCGAGGCCCCCGACGTCGTGATCGGCCGCTACGACGGCACCCGCCCGCGGGGCCGCTCGTACGCGCGGATCACCGCGCCCGCCGACTACGAGCACGGGACGGCGAACATCGCCCGGCGGCGGATCCTCGGCCGGGCGGTGGCCGCCCGATGACCGTCCTGCCCTTCGTCGACGTCGAGCGGCTCGTCGCCCGGCACATGAACGGCGGCAACGGCCAGCCCCGCGCGCTGCCCGCGCCGTACCGCGCCGTCACCGACCTGCCCGACCCGCTCGAGCCCCGGCTGCCGCTGGTGCGGCTCATCGCCGGCACGTCCACCCGCGACGACCAGGTGACCGCGTACCCGCGCATCGACGTGCACTGTTTCGCGGCCACCCGGGACGCCATGTGGACGCTCACCGCGGCCGCGCACACCGCGATGGGGATGCTCACGCAGGTGGACGGACAAGACGTGGACCAGGTGGTCACCATCCAGTGGCCGTACTTCCTGGCCTGGTCCCCGACGGTCCCTCGGTCCGTCGCCTCCTATGAAATCCAGCTCCGCCCGCGCCGCGCGGTCGGCTGACCCGAGAGGAACACAGCATGCCCGACGTGACCGGGACCTTCACTGACCTGAAGGGGCACGATGACAGCCTCATCAGGAAGATGCTCGAGCTGGCGATCTTCGTCGCCCCGTGGCCGGCGGCTCCGGCTCTGACCACGGTGACCAACACCGCGGGCACGCAGCTCACCATCCCCGACTCGTACAAGAGCCTCGGGATGATCGGCAAGGACGACGGCGCCAACTGGGCCCCGTCGATCGACATCAGCGAGGTCGGCGCCTACGGCTACGGCACCGCCGTCCGCCGCGACGCCACCAGCCGCACGCTGGACCTCACGTTCACGATGCTGGAGGCCAAGCGCGCCGTCTGGGAGCTGTACTACGGCATCGACCTGACCACGAAGACGGTCCCCGCCGCGAAGAACGAGCTGTACTTCGACCAGCCGCCGGCGCCGGGCACCACGTACGTGCGGCTGCTCGCGGTCGGCAAGGACGGCCAGGGGTCGAACACGATCTATCACGCCGAGTACCTGCCGAAGGCGATCCTCACCGACGCCGAGGCGATCGCGTGGTCCGACGGCGACCCGCTGCGCTACGGCGTGACGCTGTCGGCGGACGTGGACACCACGTACGGCACGTCGCAGCGGACGTTCTGGGGCGGTCCGGGCTTCACCACCGAGTTGATCGAGCGCATGGGCCTGACCCGCGCCGCGAGCTGAGAGAAGGTAGGAACATGGCACGCAAGGACAGCAGCGGCGACCCGACGGTGATCTATTACGCGCCGGACGGCAGCGAGTACCCGGTCAACGGGGAGACGTTGACGGCGGTGGAGAAGGTCAACCTCGAGTCGATGGGGTACTCCACGGAGAAGCCGGCCGACCCGCGGCCGGTCGCCCCGCCGGCGGCGCCTCCGGGCCCCCTGTCGGGCGCGGTTTCGTCGGAGTGATGCGGTAGGAAGACAGGAGCCCCCACTCGGGGTGGGGAGCGCAGAGAACGAGGCATCGCCTCGGCTCGGGTAGCGGGCTGGCAGGCCCCGCGCGCAACGCCTGCTCCGCACAGCAGCCCCCGGGCGTCGGATCCCCTCCGTCCCCGGGGGCTGTTGCGTGCGCTAGTCCCTGTGTTAGCGTTCTGGCACCCGAGCACGACAACCCCACACCCCGAACGAAGGAACACACCGTGTCTCACCCCAGCCAGATTCCCGGCCCCCGCGACGGCGAGCAGTTCGCCGGCTACGGCTACGGCGGCCAGCCGATCGACCCGCGCACCGGCCAGCCCGTGTGGCCCGGCTACGGCCCGGGCGGCCACATCGCCGGCCCGCCGCGCAAGGGCAACGGCCTGGCGATCACCAGCCTCACGCTCGGCATCGTCGGCGTGCTGCTGTCCTGGATCCCGATCGTCGGCTACCTCGCGTTCATCCTCGGCCTGCTCGGCGTCGTCTTCGGCGTCATCGGCATATTCAAGTCGCACCGGATCATGTCGATCGTCGGTACGGCGCTGAGCGTCCTGGCGTTGATCTTCTCGACCATCGCGTTCGTCAGCTTCGCGAACTCCGTCGACTCCGCCGTCGACGACTACAACGCCGCCGTGGAGAGCGCCCCGGCCGCCCCCAGCGCCCCGACGCTGACCACCCCCGAGGACGAGGCGCGCACCGACGGCGGCGACGGCTACCCCAGCGGCGAGGTCGAGGCCAACGCCGACGCCGACGCCATGTCCGACGGCGGCTGGCAGCTGGAGAGCGTGAAGCTCAACGACAGCGAGCTGGACGCCATGACCGCGCGGGTCACCAACTACACCGGCGCCTCGAACATCGCGTTCATCGAGGTCAGCGTGCTGCTCGACGGTGAGTACGTGGGATCCGCCTCCGGCGTCACCGACATGACCGATCACGAGCAGACCGACACGGTGCACCTGTTCACCACCGACCTGGACCTCGACCCGACGACCGATCCGTCGCGGATCTCCTACGAGCTCACCGCCCAGTGAGCCTGCACCACCCCTGATCGCCCCGGCGCGCGCACCAGCCCTCGCGCGCCGGGGCTCCACCCTGAGAGAGGACAGCACATGGCCAAGGCCAAGCGCCGGTACGCCGGCCCCACCCGCGCGCGCAAGCAGGCGCCGGAGGTCGAGGAGTTCGACACCTTCGACGAGATGCTCGGCGACGCCACCAGCGACGTCCCGCCGTTCGTCATGCCGGTCCCGCGTTGGGACCCGGAGACCGACGAGCGCCTGTCCGACGAGAAGATCAGCTTCCCGTGCCCGGACGGCGACGCCATGGAGGACTGGAACGCCGCCGCCCGCTCCGGGAACGACTACGGCGCCTACGTGGCGCTGTACGGCGAGGACGTGGCCGACCGGCTGTGGCGGGCCACCGAGAAGCGCCCCTTCACCGACCGGGCGATCCTCATGAGCAAGATCCTGGTCCACTACCAGCTGCAGGCGTCTGACGGGCTGGGCGTCGACCCCCAATCCTGAGTCTCCGGCCGGTCATCGACCGGTTCGGAGACGCGATCGACCTGGACCTGTGGGAGCGGGGCGACAACGTGCGGGAGTACATGTCGCCCCGCTTCCCGCTGAAGACGTGGCGCCGCCTCGCTGTGATCGTCAACCGCCTCGCGGAGTCGTCGACGTCGCGCTACGCGATCGCCGTGGAGAACGACCCGGAGCTGGCGGTCGAGAAGGCCCGCGCGCAGCGGGAGGCGCGCAAGACGGGCACCGGCGGCGGCTACCGGCCGCCGGCCGAGGAGTGGGACGCCCGCGCCGTGCTCGAGGCGCAGATGGTGGACCGGCTCGGCGAGATGCTCGCGGTGCTCGCCGACATGCCGATGGCGACGAAAAAGCGGCGCAAGCCGCCGAAGCCGTGGCCGCGGCCGTGGTCGGCGGTGGAGGAAGCGGAGCAGCTGCTCGCCGAAGAGCACATCGAGGAGATCATCGCCGACGTCGAAGACGGCTACATGACCGACGACGAGTACCGGCAGATGGTCGCCGAGATGGAAGCGGAGCAGGCGGCGGCGGAGGCCGCAGCGACTCCTGACGAGCAGCAGGGAGGCGCGCACGCGGTAGCGTCTACGTGAATCAGTAGGCGTCGGCGGGAGGTAGCGCGTGGCTAACGCCGACGTGGTCTGGGTCGACGTCCTGCCATCGATGAAGCACTTTCTCGGCAACCTGCGGAGGGGCACGGCCGAGGCCTCCCACACCGCGGGCCGCGAGTCGGGGGACGCCTACAGCAAGGGCTTTCAGGAGCGGGCCGTCGCCGGCGCCGAGAAGGCGTCGGCGGCGGTCGCCGCGGCCCGCCGCAAGGCCGAGGACGCCACCGGCCGGGTGAACGTCGCGCAGTCCAAGCTGATCGAGCTCATGGACGCCGAGAACGTCTCCGTGAGCCGGCTGGCGTCGGCGCGGGAGGCGTACAGCCGGGCGCAGCGGGCCGCGCAGGCCGCCAGCGAGGGCGTGGAGCGCGCGACGCGGGCCGAGGTGCGCGCGCAGCAGGCGCTGACCGACGCCAGCAACGGGACCGGGTTCAGCTTCGCGCGGCTCGCGCAGAACATGACCGAGCTCAACGCCCGCTCGGACGCCCTGGACCGCACCAGCAAGAGCCTGACGACGACGATCCGCAGCGTCGGCAGCGTCGCGGCGGCGTCGTTCGGGGTGCTCGCCGGTCAGGCCGGTGTGGGTGCGCTGGTGGCCGTCACCGGCGCCGCGCTGTCCGCGTCGGGCGCGCTGCTGCTGGTGCCGGCCGCCGCGGTCGCCGTTGCCGCACCGGTGGCCACCGCGAAGCTCGGCCTCATTGGTTTCGACTCCGCCCTGAAGGCACTCGCCGACGGGAAGATGGAGAAGGTCACCGAGGCCATGGAGGACATGGCCCCCGCCGGCCGGGCGGTGATGCAGGCGCTGATCGACGCGAAGCCGGCCTTCGACGACCTGCGCAGGTCCATTCAGCAGGAGATGTTCGAGGGCCTCTCCACCGAAGTGCGGGCGCTGGCCGGCAACTACCTGCCGCTGCTCCGCGGTGAGCTCGGCCTGTTCGCGGCGATCATCAATGGCGCCGCGCGCGAGGTGCTGTGGTTCGTCAACCAGGCTCGGACCGTCGACGACGTCCGGACCATCCTGACCAACGTCCGGGGTGGCTTCGCGGAAGTCGAGCACGCCGCGCAGCCGATCGTGCAGATCCTCACCGACATCGCGTTCGTGGGGTCGTCGTTCATCCCGGGCCTGGCGTCCGGGCTGTCCGACCTGGCGCAGCGCACCGCGGACTGGGTGCGGCACGCGCGCGAGACCGGCGTGCTGCGGGACATCATGAGCCAGGGGCTGTCGGTCATCGGTCAGATGCTGACGATCCTCGGCAACCTGGGTGTGGTCCTGTTCCAGGTGTTCCGGATCGGCGCGGAGTCCGGCGGCGGGTTCCTGTCCACGCTGGTGCAGGTCACGAACGGGGTCCGCGAGTTCGTGCTCTCGGCGGAGGGCATGGAGGTGCTGCGCCGCGGGTTCGCCGCCGTCGGCGACGCGGTGTCGGCGGTGGGGCCGATCATCGGGCTGCTGGCGGGGATCGTCATCGGGCAGCTGCTGCCGGCGTTCTCCCAGTTCGCGGTGATCTTGGCGCCGGTGGCGTACGACCTGCTGCAGCAGCTGGGGTACGCGTTCGGGCAGCTGGCGCCGCTGGTGCCGCAGCTGGCGACCACCGTCGGGGCGCTGGTGGGGTCGTTCATCCCGCTGATTCCGCTTGTGACGCAATTGGCGCTCATCCTGCTGCCCCCGCTGCTGTCGATCATCACCGCGCTGGGCCCTGCGTTCCCCTTCCTGGCCATCGGGATCTTCGCCGCGGTGCAGGCCTTCCAGGCGCTCAACGCGATCGCGACCTTCAGCAAGCTGGCGATCGAGCTGTACGAGTCGCGGATGGTCATCGCCCGGGTCGCGACCGGGCTGTGGACCGCCGCGCAGTGGCTGCTGAACGCCGCGCTGACCGCGAACCCCATCGGGCTCGTGGTGATCGCGTTGGCCGCCTTGGGAGCTGCCCTCTACCTGGCCTGGACCCACAGCGAGACCTTCCGGTCGATCGTGACCGCGGCGTGGAACGGGATCAAGGACGCCGCGTCGGCCGCCTGGAACGGCGTGCTCAAGCCGGTGATCGACGCGTTCGCCGCGGCCGGCCTGTGGCTGTGGCAGACGATCCTCGTCCCGGCATTCAACGGGATCTTGTCCGCCTGGAACGCGGTGTCCAACGGCCTGAAGTGGGCCTACGACAACGTCATCAAGCCGACGTGGGACTTCCTGCTGATCGCGGCGCAGCACCTGCTCGCCGTGCTCGCGGTGCTGATCTTCGCGCCGCTGCTGATCGCCTGGAACGTCATGTCCGCCGGCTGGAAGCTGGCCTACGACAACATTATTCAGCCGCTGTGGAACAAGATGCAGGCCGGCATGGACCTACTGAAGCGCTTTTTCGAGATGGTCTGGCTCGGCATGCAGATCGCCTGGGCGCTGATGGCCGCCGGCTGGCGGCTCGTCTACGACAACGTGATCATGCCGCTGTGGCGTGGGCTGCAGACGGCGATGAACGGCGTCGGCATCTTCGTCCGCGGCGTGTGGACCGGCATGCAGATCGCCTGGGAGTACCTCTCGGCGTACTGGCGCTGGGTGTACGACACGCGGATCCGCCCCATGTGGGACGCGCTGATCGCCTTCCTGAAGTACCTGTGGGAGGTTCGGGTCCGCCCGATCTGGGACCTGATGCGCGCTGGCTGGGAGCAGCTGGGCAACTTTTTCCGGTGGGTCTATGACCGGATTATTCAGCCGGCGTGGGATGCGGTTGCCCGCAGCCTGACGTGGCTGAAGGACCGCTTCCAGGACGCCGTCAACTGGATCCGCGACATCTGGAACGGCATCAAGCGCGTTCTGGCCGTCCCGATCAACTTCATGATCCGCACGGTGTGGAACGCCGGCGTCGTGCCCGCCTGGAACGCCGTCGCCGCGCTGCTGCCCGGCGTCGGCCGCATCGAGCCGCAGCGAACCATCCCCGAGGCCGCCACCGGCGGACAGTTCACCCGCGACGGCGTCAACAACTTCCGGGCCGGCGGCCAGCTGCAGGGCCGCTGGCGCGGACCCACGGCCGACAACCTGCTGGGCGTCGTCGACAACAAGCACCCGATCAAGGTCAACCCGCTCGAGTGGATCCACCCCGTCCGGTCGGTGAAAAAGTACGGCGGGGAGTTCATGCGATCGGTGCAGACCGGCACCTTCCCCGAGGAGCTCGCGAAGGCCCCCCGCCTGTACGGGCGGCACGAAGCCGTGCGCCAGTCCGACGTCCGCGAGAAGTACGGCCTCGGCGGCCTCGTTGTCCCCGGCTTCGCTCAGGGCTCCATCGTCGACCTCGGCCGCCGCTTCCAGCAGATGGGCGCCAAGGTCACCGAGCACCCGGCGTTCGGCGGCGTCGCGAAGGGCGCACACGGCAAGAACTCGCTGCACTACTCCGGCCGCGCCATCGACGTCAACACCCGCCCCGGCACGTCGGCGCAGGAGCAGCGCGAGCTCGACCCGCTGGCGGCGCTGGCCCGCAGCCTGGGCTTCCGCGTCATCTGGCGCTCGGCGGGGCACTTCAACCACCTGCACGCCGACGACGGCAAGGGCCTGGGCTCGATCGGCACGGCGTCCGGCAGCGCGACGGCCACCAGCACTTTCGACGAGATCTGGGCCTCCCTCAAGCAGCAGGTCGTCGACATATTCACCAAGCCGGCGCGCGCCGCGGTGGACAAGTTCACCTGGAATGAGCCGCCGGCGTTCCACGGCATTCCGCGTAAGGCCGGCCACTACCTCATCGACAAGGCCGTGGCCTGGTTCAACGACACGAAGACGAAGGAAAAGGCCAACGCCGACAGCGCGGTCAGCACGGCCATCCCTCCCGGCTCGGGTGTCGAGCGCTGGCGCAGCGTCGTTCTGCAGGCGCTCGCCCGCGTCGGCCAGCCGGCGTCGCTGGCGGACACCACGTTGCGCCGGATGCATCAGGAGTCGGGCGGCAACCCGGGCATCCAGAACAACTGGGACATCAACGCCAAGCGCGGTACGCCGTCCAAAGGCCTCATGCAGGTCATTCCGCCCACGTTCGCCGCGCACCGGGACCGGGGGTTGCCCAACAACATCCTGGACCCGCTGGCGAACATCGTCGCGTCGATGCGCTACGCCCTCAGCCGGTACGGGTCGCTCTCGGCCGCCTACAACCGCAAGGGCGGCTACGCCATGGGTGGGCAGGTGCCGGCGTTCGCGCGCGGCGGCCACACCCGCGGGTGGCGGCAGGAGGGCCCCGCGCTGCTGCACCCCAACGAGCGCGTGCTGGCGC